TTAAATTACCCTGTATCGGCCAATTCATTTTAAATCCAACTGTTGGGTCATTGTTATCAGCAGTTTGACTAACAACAACATTTCCATATACATCATATCCAAATAATCTACTTAAATCATAAGAAGCAGTTACTCTAGATGAATGTGGGTCAACACCTCTAACTAAAAATAATACAATATGATTTTCATATTCTATTAATGAATTTAGTGAATTAAGATTAGTAATACCACTCCATGTTACATCACCATTCAATATATTAATATTCGTTGTGTTATTAAGAAAACGATTATTTAATGTAAATTCACTAAACCCACTTATTGTTGTTGTGTTACACATTCCAGAAAACTGAGAATATGTCATACCGGTAATAACTTGAAAATACTCTAAATCAAAAGAAAATTTTTGAATATCAACATCATCAATTCTTTGTTGTATATCATAAGTAACACTTAATTGATTATATGGTGGTGATGGATTAGAATAATTAATTGTGATTGGTTGTGGTATTGAAACATAACTACTTGGACTTATAGGTGTTGATATATTAATAGGTGTACCTGTTATAGATGTCGTTCCAAATTGATTCACATATGGTATTGGATTATTAAGACCTGTAACATTCACATCCTGAGTTAATGATGGTGATTGGAATGTTAAAATACTACCTGATGGTAGTTCTCCTGTTAAATTTTTATTAATCAATAAACAAACAACATTATCTGTGTGATATTTACCAGAATTAAGAACAGGGTCACCAAATTGAACACGAATTCTATTTACACCACCCCCAGGATTATTAGTATTATCATTGTCAAAATATTTCGCCTTTGAATTAAATAAATTTATTCTTTCCGTTAATGTTAAACTAGTTGTAAATACATTTTCACCTCCACCATTGAAACTATAAACTTGAGGTACTCTTGTTTTAAAACTTTGATTATCTATATCATATTGGTCACCCGCAAATAATGTACTAATACTAACTAATTGTGTACCAAATATTGGTACTGTATTAAACTGAGATTCAATAGTTGTGGGTGCTAAATATTGTTCTAAAGGGTCATTTTGTGGTTGAGTTTCCGTTTCTTGATTCTGTGTTGAATTTACCGCATTATCCGTTATTTGTTCAAGTTCACCACAATCACATAAACTACAATTAGGGTATGATACATTAGGTATTTTTAAATTTAAAAATTTAGATTCTGCTTCTTTCATATTTCTACAAGCTTTACCATTCTTTTTAAATAAACAAACAAAACCTCTAATAACTCCTACAATAAAAGCCAATATATGTGTAATAACCACAACAATTACTAATATGGGTCGTATAATGAATAATAATATTATAAATAAAAAATAAATTAAATCGAATCTAAAAAATGCGTCATTGGTTGGGAATTTGTTATTCTCACTATTACATTCACTATCTAATATGTGTTTTATCCCTAAAATACGACCAGGTAAATAACCAAATCTAAATTTATCAATGAATTGAGATATCGTATAAACTTTGTTGTAAACAAAAGGGTAAAATCTATCCTCACAATTTATTGCATCCAAAATCATTTGATTACCTTCCGTTGTTCCGGTATCACCATAATCATTCCAATCTAAACTAAATGCGTAAGACGCTAAAGCATTATTATAACTACCACTTCCACCATGTAGAGGGTCTTGTCCACTATCAACCCAACCATTTTCTTTTATGTTTGGAATAAGAAAATAACCTCTCTTAGTATTTTGAGATAAGTTAGGTGGTTGATTCCATTTTACTTTGAATCTATATTTCGCCTTTGTTGGAATTCCTTTTTTAGGGTCATCCGATAAAACTTGTTCACCAAATTCATTAGTTATAACATAATCTAAATTCATTGGTAGGTCTATCATCCAAGCACCATTTTCGTCAATAACTTGACCACCTTGTTCTAAATCAACTTGTTCTAAAACAGGTCGACCATTTTCATCTTGGAGAATTGTTTGTCTAATCGCCAATATTTCACCAGGACCTGTTTGTAATGAACATAAATTACCTTGTTTTAATTTAGGTCTACATCTTCTTTTTTGAAAAAGTTCATCACTATCCGAAAATAAAGACCCCATAAAAATTGATGTGGGCTCAATTAAAATATTAGCCTCTGAAGACAAATCAAAGTCAGTTCTAGTTATTCCCAAATTACAAACTTCAGGTTGACCCCATAATGGTTCAACCTCTACTGTTTTATTTATAGTTACAATTTGAGGAAGATTAGCTAAATTTGGTGATGATTTGAAATTAACCCCAGCAACTTGAGATTCGGTTGCTCTACCCATTCTAATCAAATCTTGTGGAGATAATGAAAAATCACCAATGTCTGATAAATCAACATCTAAATGTATTGTTTGTGTACCAACAGGCACTCCAAAAATCATGAAATCCCCACTCTCGTTGGTTACCGCAGTATATTTGAAGTACTTATCAAAAACTTGTATTAAGGTTGTATCGGTTAATACATCATCACGAGTAAAAAATGTACCAGTAGGTATGTGCGCACTATATGATGGTTTATACGGTAATAAATTATATCGGTAACCATCCTCGTTAAAATCTGATAAAGTTCTATATGGATATAAATCACTTAAAATTGGATTTACCGCATCCTCATCTGTTAATGGTATAAAAATAGATACCTTACAGTTCGGTAAACCAAATCCATCATTTACAGAAACTCTACCTATTACAACACCATAATCTGAACATGGTCTTGTGTATATTTGACTCTGTAGTATTTTTAAAGATAATATCTCGAGAAACTCAAAATCTTGGTCTAATTGTACTTTTATTGACTTATCGACACCAACTTGGGTTCTTATTCTATATGATTTGGACATTAATTAACCTTTTAAGATAAATAGTTTATTGTCTATTTTCAAAAAAGATATAACATTTTTTGATAAAATAAATTATCAAGAGAAATTAACTGTCTTGATATTTTTAACTCTGACATTAATATCCTTACTTGGGAATCTTACTTGATATGTTTGACTTGGCTCCGCAAAAATTGTATCATCAATTAATTCGATTTGTTTTGTTGTTGAATCCAAATATCTTTGAGAAGTTTGTGAAGAAGAGTATTGTCCTCCAACTTTGTTAAACACTTGAATATCAGATAATGACACTACACCATTTTCACTTTGGATTAATCTTCTTAACTCAGATATATTAACATTTTCACCCATTTCTCTATTCGCAGGGTCCATAAAATCTGATGTTATATCAATTATTTGTGAAATTACCGCACCTTGGTTTTGTGAATTATCCAAAACAACATCAATATTGAAACCTAAATCAATAACGTTAGCACTTTCAATCGAGATATAGTCATTAATCATTCGATAATTTGATAGATAATTCGCAACATTATTTTTCAAAGTGTTAGAAACGATTTCTGTTAAACTACCAGTATCATCATAAGCTAACATCTTTATTTTTATCTTGTTATTCTCTTCTAAAATAGACACTTTAGCAGGTGCACCATACTGTGATGGCATTGTTCTAATTATTGATTCATAATCACTAACTGTCACCGCTCTATTTTGTGCAGCAAAGTTAAATGATACAAAACTTCTAACTTCTTCCGTTGTTGGATTATTTGCACCTCCAATTGCTGCTGTTACGTTGTTACATCTCAATGAATTAACCACACTTGTATTTGTAGTGTCAGAAGGTCCGTTAACTGTAAATGATACCGTACCAATCTGTGTTATAACACCTACACCCAAGTTACTTGATGTACCACCACCAATTCTATATTGAACAAATAAAGTAGTATTCGCTTTCAATGTGCTACCTAACGCTAAATTATTTGAATATTTGTATAAATCTAATTTAAATCCATTTCTCGCAAACTCCCTTAATTGTTCGTCAGCAGATTGTGTCCCACCTCCAAAAGTCATTTTTAGGAAACCTTCAGGTGTATATTCCGTTATGAATTTAGTATTAACTAATAGATATTTTCCAACTTTAATACCAGGTTGGTCAGAAACCTTTGTTGGGTCTTCAACAAAAACTCTATCGTCAATTAACGCCTTTACCTCATACCATCTGTTATCAGGCCCCAAAAATTCTTGTACCGATGGTATGTTTGCGTATTGTGTACCATCTTTCAATAACACACTGGTTACCCCTAAAACATTCTTTTCAGGTAAGAATAATTCATAGAAGGGTCTAACATCATTTGCGGTTATAACCTTCTTAAAAACCTTTGTAATACCATTTACAACTGTTTCTCTTTTAACAATTGTATAATTTAATAAATTATTATTTGCATCGAAGTTAGGTATTTTTAATCTGTTCGGAAAACCCTCAGCGTTTATTGCTGAAGCAAAATCAATATCATAAACAGTTTCAAAAACTTGACCAGCACCATTAACTTGTGAACCTCTTCTTAAAATACCACAATATCTTAAATCTTCTTTATCTCCAAAAGCTGGTACTGTAATAGAAAAATCAACCAAAGATACTGATGGTCTCTGTCCCGGCACTTTTAATCCATAGGTTCTTGCTATGTTATAAATTGAAGACCTTTGTTGTGCATATTGTAGTACAGTTTCCTGAATACTTCTATCTATATTGAATTGTAAATTATCAGTAACCGCAGCATTTAAATCAATTAATGCTGAGAATACGGATGCGTCATTAAAGTTTTGAACTAAATCAGGATAGTATGTTCGAGTAAAATTAATTAACTCAGTCCTAATTTGTTGGAAATCTCGGGTTGTATATGATATTTTTTTATTCGCCATTACTATTAAATATTAATAATTACAAAATCACTCTCATTGAATGTATTATCGGTAATAATATAATCAATTCTTACTTTTGCTGTATGTTCTTTTTCAGAAATATTTGGTACTCTAAAAACTCTATCATCATTTTCAGTGATATATGTTCCTTTATCTTCCTCCCCCATTGATGCGTCTGTCACTGAAATACTAGTTATTGTTAAATTTGGTAGGTATTCACTTACAGAATCCCTTATTTCCGATTCAATCTCAGAAAACGTAGGACCATCCATAGGTTCAAAAATATATTCATAAAGTCTTGTTCCAAAATCAGGTAAATAATATCTTGTACCTTTTCTGGTTAATAATAAATGAATTAAAGCACTTCTTACTTCGTCATCATTATTCTCAGATAAATCAAAATAATTTCCATTATATGAATCTCTAAAAGGAAAATTAATTCCATATGTAGTACCTTGTCCCATATTCAATAAATATACTTACCTGAAATTATTTTTAAACAATACGATTTAATTGTCTATGTATTGATTTCCAATTATTATGACAATCTTTAGGGGTTTCTGAATTAATAAGTAATAAAGTTACCCCGTTATTATGTTTTTTATTGAAATTATTTAGTCTTAAATTATTAAATATTTTTTTTTCATTGTCTTGGATTCCTAAAACTCCTTTTTTTTGGTATTCAATTATTCTATCTAAAAACTCATTTCGAGTCCAAGGTAATTCGTAATTTTTATTCCTGTATTTATATTTTTTACCATTCTCATCATTATGTAAAATAACTTCATTTTTAATTGATTTTTTAAAATCATTTAATAAATCATATACACCAGAATAATAACTTTTTTTTTCAAAATGTCCTGCACAAGATGGTGTTGTTATAATATCATTTTCATGTAACATTTTAACAATAGGATGTAAATTTTCATCTAATGTTTCATAGAATTCTTCATTATTTGGTAATTCGAAATCCCTTTCTTTTTTCACAAAAAAATACCAAGGAACTTGTTCATTTGATAACCAAATTCCTTTGTGAAATTCTTCATGTGGTATTAAGTCTGTTTGTAATATCATTCTTCGTATTCGTCTAATCTCGTATCCTTTATAAACTTCGGAAACGCTTTTTTGTACGATTCTTTAGATTCGTCATTAGCATTTTTTGTGTATTGCCAATTCCAATATAATTTATCATTTGGTTTAAAACCAAAAAATTTATGTACTTGTTTTTGTGTTTCGGTCACATTCTCACCATTCCAATTCTGACCTACACAGATAAATCCAGTTTCAATACCTTCAACAATATTACTTTCACCTAAAGTTGTATGTCTATTTTCAATCCAAGTTAATCTCTCAATTAAATTTTGATAATACATGTTTGATTGTCCCCATCTAACAGAAGAGAAAAACACAACAGCATCAGATTCAAATAATTCCTTAGATATTTTCCACAATTCATCATTTTTATTGTTTAAACTACACCAACATCTATGATATCCTGATGGATTTTTTTTATCATCTTTTAATAACGCTTTTTTAATTCCACAAGAGTTACCTTCCTTTCTAGACACATTTCCTTCGCAAGGATGTATTGTTAACTCTGTAACATCAATAAATTTAGCTTTATCCCCCAATTCTTCTTTCAAATAAACTGCAAGAATCTTTGACTTTGGTGTATCAATATTTTCTTCATCCCAATTATATCTATTGGAACAACTTAATAACAAAACATTTTCTTTTTGTTTGAGAATGTCTAATGTTTCTTTAAGATTCTTCCAAGCACCTGTCTGAACCATTTCTTCAGATAACATCATCTGACGAATTCTTTGTATTTCTTCTTGTATTATGTTACTCATATATTATAAATATCGATAAAAAAAAATCACGACATTTGTCGTGATTAATGTTATGATTATGATGAACAACCAAAACATTCAAATGGTGAATCGGTTGGTTTTGATAATACAATATCTGGTTTTGATGGTTCAGGAGTTGGTTTTGGTTTTTCTATTTTTGAAATATCAACCGCCAAATGTTTAGCACCTGTAGATATCGCTTTAGTCCTCACATAATAACTCAATGTTTTTAAACCTTTTTCCCATCCGTGAAAATGAGCTGAAGATATCTTAGATAGAGTTGGATTACCCATATAAATGTTCATTGATTGTGATTGGTCAATAAATGGTGCTCTATCAGCCGCCATGTTAATCAATTCTTTTTGTGATATCTCCCAAATGGTCTTATATTTTTCAATTAAATGTTCTGTCCGTTTAACTTTTTTATTGTATTGTTTATCTTCAATATCTAAGTAATTGTTAAAATTTATATTTTGAATAGAACCTTCATTTAAAATAATTTCATTTTTCAAATCTTCACACCAAATACCAATCTTTTCAAAATCGTTAATTAAGTACTTATTTACAATCATAATCTCACCTCCAACAACTCTTCTATTGAAAATCGCCGAATGAGCAGGTTCTGTCATTTCATAAGACCCTGTAATCTTAGCAGAACTTGCAACAGGCATTTGTGCGGTGAATAAAGAATTACAAACACCATAATCCTTAACTTCTTCTTTTAAAGACTTCCAATCCCATATACTTGATAAATCTTCCTCTTTAAGTCCCCACATGTCAAATTGAAATACACCTTCCGACATAGGTGAGTCATTGAAGAATTTATATGGTTTGTATTCTTCAGATTTACAAAGTGAACAACTTTCAGAAATCGCTGCGAAATAGATGGTTTCAAAAATTTCTTTATTTAATTTTTTAGCTTCATCAGATGTGAAAACTAAATCCAACAAATAAAATACATCTGCAAGACCCTGAGTTCCAATAGCAATTGCTCTTTGTTCCAACCCACCTTTTCTACCTTTCTCAGTTGAATAACTATTGATATCGATTACTTTATTTAAACCTCTAACAACTTTTCTAACCTCTTTATATAATAACTCGTGATTAAATACACCATTTTGAATAAAATTCTTCAATACCATTGAGGATAATGTACATATCGCAGTTGTTGTTTCATCTGTATATTGAAAGATTTCAATACAAAGATTAGATTGTTTTATAACACCGATATTTTGGTGATTTGTTTTTCTATTAGCATGGTCTTTAGCTGCCAAATATGGAACACCTGTCTCAATTTGAGATTCAATAATTTTACTCCAAATGTCTTGAGCTTTAACTTTTTTACCAATACCTAATTCAATCGCTTTATTGTAATTTTTTTCATATTCTTCACCATAACATTCTTGTAATGGTTTTATACCAGATTTAATAATATCATTTGGACAAAAAAGATACCAATCATCATTATTCCTAACAGCATTCATGAAATTATCAGGTATCCATAACGCAGTAAATAAATCACGTGCTCTTAGTTCTTCTGCACCAGTATTCTTTTTAATTTCTAACAGGTCAATAATATCTTTATGCCAAGGTTCAATGTAAATTGCCGCACTTCCAGGTCTTCTTCCTTGTTGATTAAAAAATCTTAACGATTCATTAACAATCTTCAAATATCTTAAAAGACCACCGGCAAATCCTCCCGATGTTTTAATTCTACTTTCCTTACTTCTAATATTTGACATACATAAACCAATACCCGCAGCATCAGAAGAATATGTTGATATATCATTTAAAGTATTTAGTAACCCATTTCTTGAATCCGAATCATTATAATGTAAAACACAAGAAGCTAATTGTGGTACCTTAGTACCCGCATTTATCATAATTGGTGTTGCAGGAGATATTAATTGATTTGACAATGAATTATAATATTCAACCGCTTCATCAAATGATTTTGTTACCCATAAGGCAACTCTCATGTACATATGTTGAGGTCTTTCAATTACTCTACCATTAGGTAGTTTTAAAAGGTACATCTCAACTAAAGAACGCCAAGCAAAATAATCAAAATTATAATCATTATCATGATTTATAACATCATCTATATTTTTCTCACCATATGATTTGATAATATTAACTAATTCATCATTTATAACACCTTCAGAATGTAACAATATGATTGTTTCAGAGAAACTTGGATTAGTTTCTTTGTGATATGATGATATTGCAACACTTGATGCCAATCTTGAATAATCATGGTGACTAC